ATCATAGTATCCATACGTATCAGGTGATACAACTCCTGATTCTAATGATGCCGGGTAAGGTACCGGCGTATTTAATGTAACGCCGGGCAACACTACTGCTAAGGTTGCAGGTACTGTACCAACGTAAGTTGCTCTAGTTACAGCAACAGGTGACGGAGTAGGTGAGGGGGTAGGTGAGGGAATAGGAGGAGCGGGAATTGGATAGGGGATAAATCCATTAGCGGGAGGGACTACATTAGGTATCTCCCCGTTTCCTATTAACTGTGCTTCTTCTTTAGTTGTTAGCTTATTTTCTATATTATTATCTAATGGGATACCCAACTCAGTCAATCTAGCTTGATTACGTGTTTCACGTAACATTCCTACAACACTTCTACCACCTACTACACTTAAGTTTGATATAGCTTCTAATGTTTGTGAATACATATGTGGCTGGGTAAACTTAGCATATCTAGGTATACTATCTACAAATGCATATTGTGTTGTAGGATATCCAGCTAATGTCGGTTCTCTATCGGTTGAAGGAACTGCTAATGGAACTTTTAAAGACATTCCTGTAGCAATAGCACGTTGTTCAATGGATAATAATCTACCAGTATTTTCCCAATTAGTGATTAGTTGTTGCGCTCTTGCTGGTTGGGCATTCTTAATCGCTAGTATCTCTGCATTGGCCAATACAATATATGCATTAATATCACTAGTAGGGAAGCTTGATCCGCCCGGGGGATAATCAACCGTTGCTGTAGGTACTGAGGTGGTGTCACTGCCAGCTGATGATACTGCTACTGAAATAACTCTACCGTATGACCCACTAGCTCCTATGTTAGTATAATCTGTACCAATTGTGGTTGTACCGGATCCACCATTACTAATAGTTATTGATGGGGCGGCTGCACCTCCACGTCCATAGCCGCCACCCGGATCAGTTATTGTTAATCCAGTTACATGGTAATAAGTGGTGTAAGACGGTGGAGGGCCTGGATCTGTTTCTACTTGATAGGTTGTATATTGAACAGATACTGTTGCACGTTCCCATGTTACTGCAAGATATAAGTTTTTATATATATCATACAGTGTAGGTGTTTCTAATTGTAGTATTAGTTGACGTATATTAATACCAAGATATGGTAATCCACTCATACATCCTAAGAAGTTACTCATAGTATATGTACCATATGGTCCATTACCTAATGCAATTAATGCTAATCCCTGACTTGCTAATGTTGTATCAGTTGGTACGCTAGATCCATTAACATTTAATCCCTTAGTTGTTTCTAAACTAGTTACAACTTGTGCAAACTTTTCTACTGGTATACTTGATATGTTCTTAATCTGTTGCATACTAGCACTAAACGCACCGGCTGCAGTTGCAATATCAGGAGGAAGTATTCCATCTAAATATCCACCAAACCCTTTTACTGCAGATTGAATATTAATAGTACTTGTAGTAGGACTATTTACTTCAACCACAGTAGTAGCCGGCGCAACACTAGGTACAGTTTCAGTAGTAACATATGCATTACTATCATTAACCATATTTCTATCTTCAAATAATCTGTTTGAAGTTAATCCTCTATCAACGTAAAATCCTGCCATTATAGTTGTCCCGATCCTATTTGTTGATTTACAGTTGGTGAACGTAAATCACTGTTTAAACCCTCATTTGTATATATAGGGTAATATATTTTACTATTTGCCGGACCGCCTATGATGTTATATACAGGTACTGTTAAGGTTTGGTAGCTGTTAGGAAATAACTTTATAGGATTTAATAAATCTACTAATGATTCTATTCCAGCTGTTTTACAATTTAATGATACTAATATATCTTTTAAATCTTGACCTAATATAATACCAAATGCACCGTATATCTTACGTTCTTGTTCTTTACTTATAGGTTCAGCTAGAGATATTATATCATTTAATTCTGATACTGTTATACCGCTAGCAATTAATGCAAGACTTACAGATTTAGTTAGTGCGTTGTTTTTTTGTAATGTCATTAATAGATTACTAGGCAATCCGAATGTAGCAATAGATTGTAGATTAATTGCTTTACCACTGGTAATTAAATCTTGTCCAAATATTGAAGTTGCAATACTTACACCAGTGATATCACCTGTAATAAGGTCATCCATATTGCTATAGGTGCCATCTAAAAATGTCTGTGAATTGTTTACAGATAAAATAGCATCATTACTATACTCTATAAAACTATATGTTGACATAAACCCAGATAGAAAATCTTGGTATTTATTTGAGTTCAATGACAACCCACTGTTATAATTAAACTCGTTATATGCTTGTAGTGCAAACAATCTAACATAACCCCATTGTGTTACATTATTAGTATATGTATAGTTACTAGCCCAATTAGGATAACCAGTCCAATTATAAGTAGACGGTGGACTATTACCCATTGCAGGAATAGTTGTCGATCCAATTGATATTAAATTGTTATAAGTAGTGCTATTAACTTGACCTCTAACGTAAGCATCATTGATTGCATAAGTTAAAGGAAGTAAACTAGTAATACTAACGATACTACCTACTGATTCGCATACACTATTGCTCGTACTAGTACCCACATAATCAACCATAATAGGATTGATTTGAAACCCAATATTTTGTAATAATGAGCTTAATGCATTAACGCCCAATGGGCTTTGTTTTCCTGTATCACTCATGGTACAAACACATCAGGACTACCTTGTACGATGCTATGACCGCAACTGTTTCCTGATCCTACTCTAAGTACTGGTACACCTTCACAAAACACAGTTGGACTACCATCTGTAGTTGTCGCTGCCTTATGCGGTGGATGAGGTCTTCTGCCCCACGGAGCGTGTGGTGTAAGCTGACTAACATGTAATCCTACTTTAATTCCATTAGCAAATACAGTATCGGCGCCACGAATAATCGCCCCGCCTTCTTGATTTGTATCGCCTACACGACTTAATTGTGCCATTTTATCCCAATACGATTTTTTTACTAGGTACCTTAATACCAGTGGTTGCTTCTAGGTACTTGTCTTTGATATTATCATCTGTCTCTGCATACATTGCAACACTAGTAGTATTTAGCTTAAATTCACCCTTCGGATTTGCAGTAAAAATGCTTGGAATCATTTGCATACCCTGTTGTGAAGGGGCAATAGATACTGGTTCTTCAATTTGAATGAACTCTGAACCTGCTTGAATTACTTTTGCAATTAATTCCTCCCCGGAATTAAGCTTAAATGTATATACTGTATTTGGTGTGATTGATATTTGCATTAGATACTTTCTGTTAGTTTTGCTTTTAATTCTGTAAAACCACCAATCAATTCATCATCTAAAAAGATTTGTGGTACTGTTCTGGCAGTTGGTACTGCTTCTAATAATTCTTCTTTAGTATATCCGTCTCCAATTTTCTTTTCTTCAAACGGAATACCCTTTTGATGTAACAAAGCTTTTGCTTGGTCACAGTAGGGGCAGTGATATTTACTCCATATAATTGCTCTCATTCTTATTCTCCTTAAATATTCGGTAAGTCATCATAGTTTAATGATTCGCTCATTATTCCTATAACGTAATTTGTTGATTCAGTTTCTTGCAATGCAGATTGTTTCTTACTAGTATCACTATGTTTAGTGAACCATGGAATAGGTGTACTCTTTGGTGCAGGATTATTATATCGTATTCCAATTTCTTTCAATGCACCAACAGCAGTGTAATCAACAAAGTCTTTTAATACTGCGGCATTCAATCCAATAACTGGACCCATCTTAAACAAATAGTCTGCCCACTCTTTTTCTTCACGTATAACGTCCATGTATAGTTGATAGACTTCGGCTTCACATTCTGATTTTACTTGTGCAAAACGACTATCTTCTTTAACTACTTGATTGATTAAGTAAGCAGTCCAGCCTTTGTGTAATAATTCATCTTGTAGAATTAAACTGATAATGTTACCATTACCAATAAAAATTTTGTTCTCTACCATTGCTAAACTTGTAGCAAATGATACCATAAATCTAAATGCTTCTAATGCGTAACTAGCATGTAATGCCATGTATATTGCTTTGATGTGCGATTTTTCTGACTCTAACTCAAAGCCTAATTCTTTCTTACAGTTCATCTTATGTAACTCATCATAGTAAAGACCGACACTGCTTGCCATGTCTACAATCTCTTTTGTATCATGTATGGTGTTGAATACATCTTTAGGCACATTATAGATGTTACGAATGATGTGACTATAGCTACGACTATGAATGTTAGTCTCAAAGAAACTCCAGTTATAAATCAATGCTTCTAGTTCCGGCAATGATACTACTGGTGTAAACACTTGACTAGGAGCACGTCCTTGCAAGCTATCTAATGCGGTTTGTCTTAATAGATTACTAGTAAAGATATGTTTTACTGCATCGCTTGCATCTTTGAAATCATTGGCATCCTTGGTTAGAGAAATTTCTTCTGGAACCCAGAAGAAACCACGGGCCGTTGTTTCAAAGTCTGCAATCTTTTTATATTTTACTTCCTCAAATCTTTGAATGGTTACGGGACCTTCCGGGTCCAAAAACATTTTTCTGTTCAAATAATCTGTCTTTGTGTTTAAGTTATATTGTTGTTTACTCATTGTGTCTTTCTTTTTATTGTTTTACATCTTCATACATTACTGTATTAGTATTTCCTAACGCCCATTTAGGATCTGTTTCAACGCTCCATCGTTGGGTCGCTACTTTAAAATCTGGCATTTTAAGTTCTTTAGGATTACTACTTGGCTCTAAAATAATTAATCTGTTGTTTGGTTGTGCGGCAAATTGCCCATTATCACATTTAATAAAGTTATAGCTCTTATGGTCTTCAACATCTTCGCTGAACCCTGTATCTAATATATTAAAATCTGGATGAGCGGAATCAATAGTAAACATGTATTCACCTGTCATCCATTCACCATCTTTTAATTTAAACTTACACTTCATTGATTGTAATTGTGCTTTTTTAATAACTGTAATGTCATATGATAAGCAATCCCACAATTGTAAATAATCTAGTGGTAATGCTTCTCCTTCAATTGGCTTCCAACAAAACGCATGTAGTGGCAATTTGTCATACAGCGCACCGTAATGATTTAGATATGCCTCAATACGAAATGCTTGACCTCGCAAACTCTTTACGCTAACCCACCAGCATGGTTCAAACTCTCCGTGACCTTTTTCAAAATCATAAAGAAATTCACGGCGAACAAAACATTTGACTGGAGGTAGATTAGCTACTAAAAAACTCATAGTTTACAACTTGCAAGCTTCGCAATCTTCTTCATCCATATCATTAAAGCCACTTGGCAAATCTAATACCGTTTCATCTTGGCTCTTACTACCTGCTTTGTTAATCAAGCTATAGTAGAATGTCTTTAATCCCCACATGTGTGCCTGCATCAAGTTCTTAGCAATCAATGTTGTAGGTACCTTACGTTCAGGGAAGTGTGCGGGATTATAGAATGTATTAGTTGAGATACTTTGATCCACATAGGCTGCAATTACTGCCGCTGTTTTTAGATAACCATCACAATCTTTTTGATCCCACATCAATTGATATTTGTTTTTCAACTTATGATATTCCGGGACAACTTGTACAAAACTTCCTGCTTTACTTTCTTTAACTGAAATTAAACTCATTGGCATTTCAATACCATTTGTACTATTGATAACTACACTGCTTGATTCTACAGGAGCTACAGCCATTTGTGTAGCATTACGGACACCATGACTACGCATCATAGCACGTAGTCCTTCCCAATTAAGTTCTGGATCAAAGTTTGTTAATTCATTAACACCTTTAGCACGTAACTCCCAGGGAAAGATGCCCTGACCATAACGTGTCTTATCACTATGTTCACAACGACCACGTTCTTGTGCTAGTTCTACACTTGCTTCAGTTAAGTAGAAGGATAAGTGTTCCATCCACGTCTTGACTTCAGCCAATGCGTCTTTTTCTCCGTACTTGAGACTTCGCTTGGCGTGCCAGTAGGCAAGATTAGTGATTCCAATTCCAAGAGGTCTGATTTCATCGTTTGATAATTTAGATTGAATGGATAGAAAG